TTGTTCATTTGTATCTTGTGCAACTACTGTAGTTGGTTGTTCTTCATCTTCAGCATAATCTTCTCTATTAGCTAACCAATCATTAATCTCTTGACAAGCATTTAAAACGTCTTCCCAAGTATCAACTGACATAGCTAAATCAACAAATATCTGTTCAGTTTCATTAAATTTAACTGGGTGATATCCTCTACCCTTTGAATGAATATTTAATTTATCCATAAAGTTATATGATGTAAGATCTTTACCAACAGTGCCAAATAAGTTATCATCAAACAAAACTTTATAACCTTGCCTGAATGCTCTAGTGATACCAGGATAAGTATCTTGTATTTTCTTTTCAATTCTAATATCTTCAATGATATTAATCATATCTCTTGGTACACCCGGAATCTCTTTTTCAGAGTCATGCCACCCGTCTGCAGGTGTATATAAGGCGTGTCCTACTTCATGTCCTACAAGTAAGTCATGAACTGCTTTACCTTTGTCTACCCAAAGTGGAAGATTTAATACACGATTAATTACATCGAACGATGCTGTCTGATAGTTACCATGTTGAACTGTGAGATTTTCTTTAGCGAGTAACTTAGCTAAATAATCCTGTGATTGTAAATTCATAACTACTTCCTTTTTTATTGTTTATAGTTCTATTATACCATAGCTGGAGAAAATATGTTGGCTAAATGCAAAATAAAAAGGGATATAAAACTATATCCCTTTGGAGATAGATGTATATCTCCAAAGAGATATGGAATTACACTAGTGCAGAGAAGTTATTAAGCTTTTTAAACTCAATCTTTGACTTAAGCTTAGACTCTAATAAGTCTGGCTTGTGAGATATAACAAACGTATTAGTATTCTCATCTAAAGAATATAGAATTTTCATGAGATTGTCGACACCATCTGTATCTAGGCTTGAGTCAAATGTTTCATCAAGTATTAATAAATTGGTGTTAGTTGAATTCTTCATTTGAGCTATCTTACGCCATGCAAATAATAACGCCAAATCTATACGCTGCTTCTCACCTTCAGAGAAGTTAGCATATACAAATGAATCTCTATGGCGACTCTTAATGGTTTCAGAGAAATTCTCATCTAAGTTAAATGATACAAAGAAGTCTAGTGTTTGCAAATATTGATTGATTAACATATTCATTGCAGGTAAGTACTCTTTAATAACCTTAGTACGAATACCAGTATCTTTAAGCATCTCACTGGCTATATCATTATATAACATCTTATCTGATAACTCATCGAAGGTATCTCGTAACTCATCAGCACTCTTCTTTAATCTATTTAACTCAGCAAGATCATCAACAACATCAGTGATCTCATAACTCTTATTGTTATGTTCTGTTATCATGTTATTAATCATTTGCATATTAATCTGGATAGTCTTGATCTCTGAACCTACACCAGTGATCTCCTGGATGCACCTGTGTAACTTACTAATGTTACTATCCACACCGCCAATATTATGTGCACACAGAGCACGGCTGTCTTCTAGAGCCTTTGCAGCATCCTTTACGCCTTCCATTTGTTGCATTTTAAGATCTTTTGTGATCTTTTGGTTGCACGTTGGACACTCATTATTTGCCTCAAAGAACCTGCTCTTCGTAACTAAGGCCTTTATGCCACTTTTGATCTCGCCCATGTTCAGGGTTAAACTAGTCTTTTCAGAATTGCTTGTATTTAAGTCACTTTGTATCTTTGCTAGATCACCAAAGGCTAACATCTCTTCTGTCTTCGCCCGCAAGTCATTCGCACAATCCTTTAAGTCTTTCTCAAGATCTAATAGATCATCAGCCTTAGATACCATAGCTGCTTTATTCAAACTATCTAATTTATTAACATGATTCTGCTGATATATTATCTTACTCTTTTCAGCATCTAATAGCAGCTTAGTGTCTTTAAAATGACTTTTCGTATCTGTTGCACGATCCTTTAAGATGCTCTTCATCTTAGAAAAAATATTAACGTCAAGTAAGTCCTCGATGACTTCACGCCTATGGTGTTGTGGTAATTGCATGAATGGCACAAATGAACTTGACCCAAGAACAACAATCTGATGGAATGACTTATGATTAAGCTTTAAGATATTTTGTTCTAAGAACTTCTGATAATCTCTAGTGTTAGCGCTCTGGTCTATGATCTTATCGTTTTGATATATCTCAAAGATGTTTGGTTTAATACCTCTTACGATTTTAAACTTGTGACCAGATGTTTCAAACTCTACCTCAACCAAAGCACCTTTACCGTTAACCGAGTTAATCAATTGGTTCTTCTTAACATTCCTATGGGGTTTACCAAACAAAGCAAATGATAATGCATCTAACATAGTAGATTTACCAGCACCGTTATGTCCTACGATTAACGTAGATTTATGTCTATTCAAATCAATTGATATCTCATTAGCACCTGTTGATAAAAAATTCTTCCATGTAATATTCTTAAATGCTATCATTGGATCTCCATATCTACAGCTTCGGAATATAGGCTATTCATGAGTGATTTTAGTTTACCTTTATCTAAATCTGTATTAACTGATTGGATATAGTCTTCCATTAATTCTTGCGTGTTCTCTACATCTTCAAGAGATGTTTCAACATTATCACCAAGGAACTCTTTAAAATTTTCAATGATCTTTAACTCATGAGTATTAATTGTAGCTAGCTCATCAATGAATTTGTCAAACTCATACGGGTTACACTTGTTCTCAACAATAACTTTAACAAACTTGTCCTTTAACGATGATACATCATATCCACCGTTGGTATAGAACATATCTGTATCATCATAATAAACCTTCTCAAACATTGTGATAGGGTTAAAAACTGCTGTCATCTCATGTGTTTCAGTATCATATACATGAAAGTATTTAGGATCATGTGCATCATTCCAAGTAAACTCCATTTGAGCACCAAGGTATTTAATATTACCGTGTTCAGATTGTGTATGATAATGACCTGAATAGACACTGTCGTAATGTTTAAATAATGTCCCATCCATGCCATGTGGTGCAGCAAATCCTTTAAGAACATCGAATCCTTTAAGTTCTAGATGACCCATGAGTATACCACTATTCTTTTTAATATAATCAACAAACTCAACGTAGTTCTCTTGGTTGATCCACGGTATAAGATGTACGCCATGTAATTCAGTGGGATTTTGTATAATACTTACATTAGCAGTATAGTAACCTAACAACTCTTTTAAAGAGGTGAGATCGTTTGTATTCTTATGGAAGACATCATGATTACCTGGAATGATATCCATATGAATACCATTATCCTTTAAAGGTTCAAGGAATACTTTTCTATTATGATTAAGTGCTTTAAAGTTAATATTCTTACGATGATCATAGTAATCACCTAAATGAAAGATGTTAGTAATATCATGTTCTTTTAAATATGGGAAGAATATATCTCTATAAAATTCCTCTTGGTATTGCATAAAGATTTCTGATGAGTTTCTTACACCACAATGTGTATCCGATATTACAGCAATTTTCATACTGTAAACAACTCCAAACCCTTTTTCTTAACTTCCTTTTCTTCTTTAGCAAACTCTTTGATAGCCTCATCCTTAATACGGATCTTAGATATCTTCTCTCTCAATGTACTAATGAATGCGCTATCAACAGGGTTATTAACATCAATGCCAACCATGAATTGTTCTACATCTGCTTGTTCCATGAATCTATACTTAATGTCGGCTTGTTTCTTTTCTTTAATGATACGTCTAACAAATGCAAAGTAAGCGATTTGAGTGAAGTAAGAGAATGCATTGGGCTTACCAGTTCTTGTAGCAGCTTCAATATTATAGTTGTATACTGCTTTAAGACAATTCTCTACCCCGTCCATTACCATTTCATCTCTATAAGTGTATCTTACAAAGTTAGGTTTATGACTTAATCCTTCACAGATTTTCATAAAACATGTAGCAATATAATCTGTTACTTGTGGGAGTTTATCGGGAGTGTCTTCTTGAGCTTTCTTATAAGCGGTGACGTAATCAACTACTGCATAAGAAAAGTCTTTGTTGTTTACGTAATGGGGTTTGTCTCTTGGTTTGATCTTTTCAGTCATGATATAAGTCTCATTAATTATAAAGTTTATAGATCTATTATAACATATTTCTTACTAAAAGTACACTAAATAGCTGTTTATTTTTTATTTTAAAAATAAGTGATAAAAGGGTGTACATTTACCGTAAAGTGTGATATAATAGACTAAGTAGTCGAGCCAGGATAGTACTATATATTTAATGAAGTACTTTAGATTCAGGTTTGATATTATCTTCTATTATACTATCAAGTACTATTCTCATGTACTGTGCTTTCATATTAGAATCTACAGGTGCTTCAATAATAACATTCATAGCTTCTAATATATGTACTCTACCATCTGAGAATGGTATCCATGGTGTTAAGACATACTCTTCAGCAGATACCTTAACCGACATAGGTTCTTCTAACCCGATACAATACTCATTATCAACATCATGTGTATATGATATAATTGATTCACCACTCATTAATTTAAAGAACTTGATTGGTAGTTCTTCTAATGTGGTTGGTAGTTTATTGTCTTCTTCCATATATGTATTTATAATAGCTCCACCTCGTGTATTTTAAATCTAAATTTCTGTTTAGCATATATCTTAATCCGTTCAGCACTATGGTTAAGAGTATAATTTTTACGGCTTTTCCAATGGAGATCATCAGCAATATCATATACTTTGGCTGGTTGACCTGTAGCAGATTTACGGAGAACACGTCCAATACTTTGTAATACTTTAATCTGAGACTTACTTGGAGATGCAAAGATAATGTTATGGAGATTCTTAATGTTAATACCTGTGGAGAATGTGCCTAAACTTGCTACGATAATAGCATCATTCTGAGTTTCTGTAATAGCTCTTACTTCTTCGCGAGTGTCTGCATCTGTCATGCCCGATACAAAGAATATTCTTCTATCTTTATGTGCTGCATCAGCAATCATCTTATGTAATGGTATGCCATGCTTCTCTACAAATTGAAATAGAACTAATGTATTACCCTTCTGATCTAATGCTAGATTCTTAATAAATTTATTGCGAGGATCATAAGAGACAATGTGCGAGATTTCATCAGGATATTTTAACTTGGATATTACCTTACACATTTCCTCAGGATGCTTCAGGAGCACCACTTCAATATCTAAATCTGATAAGTGATTGTCATCAATCAATGCTTTGGTACTTGTAACATTATATACAGGCCCGAACAAACCTTCTAATACTAGCTTATGTGTTTGTGTACCATCAAGTGTACCGGTTAAACCGAATCTATACTCTGCCGCAGAACACTTCGTAAGAATAGATGTTAGTGATTTAGCTTTAAAGTTATGTGCTTCATCTCCTATCACCATACCAAATTGTTGAAAATATTCTTTAGGCATCTTGTATATGGATTGCCACGTACTGATATAGATTTGTGTATCTGCATTCTTGTCAATACCAGCCATGATTTGGTGGCATACATTAGGATTAAACGTTTCGTCATCCTTGGAATAATCAGCAAAGTCACCATACATTTGTTTAACAAGTGATGTTGTAGGTACAATAAGCAATATCTTCTTACTCTTATTATATTCCATGAAGTATCGAATTAACAGGTATATGATTAAAGATTTGCCTGAAGCTGTAGGACTTACCAACAGTCCTTTACGATTACTCAATCCATATTTGACTGCATCTTTCTGGTAATCTCTAGGTTTAATATTGCCTAGCGGTAATAGATCCACCCAATCTATATTATCATCAAACGGTTCTTGGTACGGTACTTCAATTGAATAGTTACGTTCAATACAGAATTGTTCTATATACTTTTGTAGTCCGCTGTATATCTTATTAGTTCTTAAATCAAGTAAGCGTAACTTGCCGTCCCACATCTTATTCTTAAATGCCGGCATATGTTTGTAACCGGGAACAAAGAATGTAAAGAACTCAGACAGCTCCATCATAATACCTCTATCATCAGAGATAACTCTTAAATATGCTTCGTCAATCTTTTCTAACTTTATATCCATCACACGCCTGCTTCGAAGCTTCTCCACTTAATGATATTACCTATTTGATTATGTCTCCATCTAATAGTATCTAATATCTCTTTAAGGGTCTCCACCATAACTGCTTGGTATTCTAATTTCAACTGAGCTTCTTGGATATCTTTATCTGAGTTATAGTAGTAATTCATATCTCCCTTAAGAGGTTTATTAAGACCATTGAAAGGATCATACTCCCAACCAAACGCATCTATTTGAGCCTGTGATAGCTTACTATTATAATACAACCACTTATCTTTAAGTAGGTTATCATATGATTGCTGTATTGTTTTCTTTTTGAGTTTGGCTACGGTAATAAGACTCAAGTATTTTGAGTGCAATGTAGCGTTTTTGATTGTTGTGTCGTCTAATTTAAACTGGTCGATGACTCCATCAACCTCCCACATGTCAAGTATTTCTTGTATGTCCATAATATAACCTTCATAATATAGTTTTATTTATATCACTTAAAAAGGCATAAAACTTCTTGCCATACCTCTCGGTGAGAATTTGTTGGCTATGTTGCCAACCGATCCATTCATTAAATACATTTGTTTGTTGATCACCGTGATGTTATCATTTAACTCGTGGATATGTTTCTCCATTGCTAGAGTTGTATTATTCATCGTTGTCATATCTGTATTGATAGACTCCATTGAATAAGTCATTGCATTCATATTAATTCTAATTGAATGTAAATCGTCAGAGCCTTGTTTAAATGATTTGGTCCAAGATTCCATGTGAGAACCAACTACAAGACCTGCATATACAATAACAGAAGCCACTACTAGTTGAGACATAGCTGTTATCCATAAACACCACTTAGAGTGACATGACATGTTATACTATTTCGAAATATGAGTAATTAAATGATACTGCGGCGGTGAGATATTCTACATCCACAGTAGTAATATCGAATGGTAAAGATGATAGATTCACTGGCTTTGCATCAATGAATCTGATTTGTTTAGTAAGATTATTAGCACTATTCATAATGTTAAGAGTTAAATCTCTTACATTAGATGATGAGTGCGGGTTATCAACTTGATTATATAACCAATCATATATTTCTTGATAATTGATTAAGTCTTCGTCAACAAGGAAAGTACACTCAAAATCTCCGTACTCTATTTTATCAGAGGCAATAGTAATATTACGTGAAGGTGTTGCGAAAGGAGCTCCTGCGACTGATACGTCGGGGAGAACCATAGTTTGAATTGTAAACTCAGCTGTAGGGTATGTTACACTATCTAGCTGTAAAACGAATGAGGTGGGGTTTAAATAATTTGGCATAATTATATTTATACGAAAAAAAAGGACTCTTTCGAGTCCTTCTTATTGTTTCCTAAGAAACTAACCTATAATTTACAGGTTAGTAACGTTGAAACGACGGTAGTAAACGTTTGCACCAGCAGCACTTGAAGTGAACGGGTTGTTAGTCATACCATAACGAGTTTTGAAACCAATCTTAGGTTGGAAGTCATTATCGCCAATTGTCTTCATCATTGATAACGGAACGTACGGACAGTAGAAGATACCTGCATCATAAGAGTTAGCACCTTTATAACCAACTGTTACATAGTCACCAGCATTGAATGGGTCTACATAAAGTTTCATGCCACCGTTTAAAGTACCAAGGAACAAGTTACCAGTTACGTCTGCAAGAGCAGTACTAGCAGTGTTACCATACTGAACTGAACCAGTTGCATTTAATGCAGCTGCTACGCCAGAAGAGATGATAGCAAAGTTACCTTTACCACGTCGAGTTGCTTTAGCAATTTCTGAAGCTTCGATTTCCATCTTAGTGATAAGAGCTTTATATACTTCAACTTCCCAACGTCCTTTAGAAGAACCTAAAACTGGAGTAGCGTCAAATGTAGTACCTGCAACAGCTTGAGTGTTGATAGTATGAATCATTTCACGGTTGATTTCACCAAGAATTTCAGATGAAAGGATGTTAGCCAATTCAGTTTCAGCATTAAGACCGTGTACAGCTTTAAGGTCTTGAGCTAATTCCATTGTGTATTGAGCACGTAATTGACGAGACTTAGCTTCAACCATAGACTTCTCAATAGAGAAACCCATTTCGTTCCAGTTAGCATCGCTTTCAGCATCAGCAGTAGCCATACCAGAACCAGTGCCAGCAGAACCAGTACCTGAGAATGAATCATCAGCTTCACCGAACAATGCTTCAGTTGGTGCAACGTCATCAGCAGTACCTGAAATACCGTCTGCTCCAGAAGTACCGTCTGAGTAGTTAGCCTTCATAGCAAAGATTAATCCAGTAGGACCAGTCATTGGTTGAACACCAGCAATATCAAATGCTAGTAAGTTAGGCGTAGCACGTCTAACTAATGAGATCATTACTGGATCCCAGTTATCGATTCCACCAGTTGCATCAGTACCGCCAGCAGCCATGCGAGTTTCGTTAAGTGATTTTTCTTGGTTTTCAAGAATTACCGCAGTTACAGCACGTTTGTGCGCGTCTGTAATTGTTCCAGCATCAGTAGCTTCTAAAACTGGTGCCCACTTCTCTTGTAAGTTTTGTGTATTTAATTCCATTTATATTCTCCTATATTAGAATTGTTTTGCGTGTTGAATTGCATCAAGGTATGAAGCCATAGCGCCAGTAACTTGTGTTTCTTCTTTAGTGTTTTCGGTAATTGCATCGATATCATTCTCAGCTTTTACTTCCGTGTCGTCTTTGTTAAGGTAAGACTCTTTAATTGTTGCAACTTTAGATGCAAACTCAGCATTATCTTCAGCAGTTACTGCTTCAGTTAATTCTTTAAGTTTAGCAGCTTCTGTAGCAGCAAGACCTTCACATGCTTCAGTAACAATTTCATTACGTTCGAAAGCTTTAACTTTCTCTGATAATTCCATGTTAGCTTCTTGACTTGCATTCAATTGATCCTTAGCATCAGTTACTTCTTCAGTTAAAGCGTCAACTATTTCAACTTTATCTTCTGGTACATTGATGTAATGCTCAGTAAACACACCGTGCATAGCATTGATGAATGATTCAGTGATTTCAGATTTAAGACCATGCTCAATAGCAACTTCATTCTCTTTAACCCAGTTCTCAACTACGTAGTTAAGGTAACCATCTACCTTGTCTACTAAATCTTCTTTAATAGCATTAACTTCTTCTGACAAATCAGATGCATAACGCTCTTCTAATTCAACAGTTTTAGTTGCAACTTTTGTATGTAAAGCAGCTTCGAAAATAGTAGCAGCCTTTTCTTTGAAGCCTTCAGATAAAGACTCTTCGCCTTTAACTAATGCATCAACGTCTTCTTTGAATTTGTCTTTCTTAGACTCTTTCTTAGATTTAGCTTCTTTCTTTTCGTTCTCTACTTCGCCTTCTTCTTCATCACCTTCATCATCTTCTTCGTCATCTTCTGATTCAACTTTAGCTTTCGCTTTAGCTTTTTCAGCAGCTTCGAAGATTGCATCCAATTCATCTTTATTCATTTCTTGTAAAGATGCATTAATTGCAGAGATCGTACGAGCTTCTGTTAAGGGAGCTTCTACTTCTGTATTAGTTTCCTCAACAATAACCTCTTCAGCGATGTCTTTAATTTCTTCTGACATATTATTTACTCCTGTTAGAGTTACAGTTTAGAGAGGAAATGTTCAAATCCGCTAATTTCAGAATCGGTATTATCCACTTCTTCAGTTATAGGTTCCATCATTTCAGTCTCACCTTCTTCAATTACCTTAACAAAATGACCCGGCTTATCCATAGTCCAATCAACACCTTCCATGATTCCATTTACGAAAGCATTTGGTGCAGATGGATCTTGGACAATATCTACAGTTGAAAGCATAAAATCATCTTTCACATAGTTAACGCCGGCTCTTTTTTCAAGGCTTCCCATACCACGACTTGAAACACCAAGTTGAACACCACCTTCAACCAAACCTTTTACGATCTGGCCCATAGGAGTATCTAAAATGAGTGCCTTCCCAATCACATTATTACCGTCCCATTTAAGTTCTGTAATTCTGTGACTAACTTTATCTAAGTTGATCGAAGGGCCTTCTGGGTGATTTAATTCACCAACGGCTCTACCGGTCATTACTTGTTCATTGTTGTATCTATCCACGGCAGCAGTAAGAACTTCGCGAGTATAAACTCGTCCATTTCTATTCTTGCCTTCTGCCTGCATAAAGATACCTTCGATATAAGTTTCTTTCTTACCATTCTTTCCTTCGGTAATCGAGTAACCTAAACCTTCATTTGTATATTCTGCTATTAACTTCATGCTAATCCTTCATTTTCCCAGCGTCTATAGCTGTTTCTATATCTTGAACTGCTTTCTTCATCTTGTTGACAGCCTTCTTATCTGTAGCTGCATTACTAAATGCTTTAATTAACCCCTTTAATGAGTTATGATATACATCATAGGCTTTGTCAAAATCATCCAACTTGCCTTCATTAATTGTGTTATATGCTTCATGAATGTTCATGCTATTTTCCTATTTTAATTCTTTTGGTGCCTTAACGTCTTTCATACCTAATGAACCAAACCACTGTGATGCCATTCTATCATAGACTTGTTTTGCTTCTTTTTGAATTGTATTATTCACACCAACAAATTTCATTTGGGCATACACTGCTGCGAAATCGTTTAATGTTTTTTCTGCTTTCTTCTCGTCAAACTTCTCGTTTAACTCAACAGTATTAATACGCATATCAATATATGCTTGTTCTGTGTTATTCATACACCCATTACCTTTAAAAATTCTTGTAAACCTTTCTCAGCTTCTTTAACTGATTTAAAGGTATCTAGTTTTGTTTCATCTACGTATAAGATAAACTTATTTGCCTTACCCGTAATTACCGCTTTAACATCTTTCTTTTTACCTAAACGGTCTAATTCTTTTACAACCTTTTCACCAGATGATAACTTCATCTTAGCTTCAGCAATAGTGCTGAATGATTCTTTAAATGTTAACATCTTGTGTTGGTTCCTCTACTGGTGTTTCTGATCCATACATGCTTTGTGCAATCGTTTGTTTTTCAACATCTAATGCTGCATTCATTTTCTGATGTATAATATCATTAAACGCGTTGTTAGATGCTTGTGCATCTCCGCTGCCAATTTTATTAATTAAGTCTTTAATATCCATTATTTATATCCTTCTTGTATAATATATTTATAAAAATGCAACTTTATGCATACAAATCAGCATCAACATCTTGATCTGGTTCACCTTTCATTTGCTTATCCATTGCTTTAATGTCTTCATCTGTGAACTGGAGAATCTTCTTCTTAACATATTCTTGAGAGAAGTAAGTACCTACATATTCATCGATCATAGATAGATTCTCAATACGTTCTTTAAAGATTTCACTTTCCTTTAGTTCAGCGTAGTAATTATCTCTTTCAAATTCAATAGCAATCTCATGTTTAATAGTCTTCCAATCAGAAGGTACAATAATCTTTTTAAGTATTAATTGTCTCTTAAGCACTTCCATGAATAAACCACCAAACTTAGTACGAACTCTATTAATAAACTTCTGGAACTTCAACTCATCACGAGTAATTTCAGATGAACGACCAACATTGAATGTAGAGTCTTGTTCTAATCTTGAAAGTGGTACATTAAGAGATCTATATAATTTCTTTTGAAAATACACAATATCTTCAATTTCACCTAGGTTTTGTCCACCTGGTAATGTAGTAATCTCTGTACCCCTACCGCCTTCACGACGAGGTAACCAGAAGTCTTCCATAACAGATTTATGGTTTCTTTCATCTTTAATAGCACCAGTCTCAGAATCGTAAACAATCTTATTACGATACTTGTTCATAGTATTATTTAAGTACTCTTCTGCTTTGCCCTTTGGTAAGTTACCAACATCAATATAGAATATACGACGCTCTGGTGCTCTTGAAACACGATAAATGACAATTGAATCTTCCATCATAGATAGCTGATTCATAGGTTTCAATGCTTTATGCAAGTAACCAATAATCTTATCTCTTTTATCGTTCAATAAACCAGAGTTAACTTGAATAATAGCATCAGTCGAGATTCTTAATCCTTCCGAGTTATTAACAAGTTCATCATCTTGGTATAAGTAATACTCAGCAACTTCTTTGATTAACTCAACATTAGTTGCTGGATCTAATTCTTTAACGACTTCTTTGATCTTGCGTATTTTAGTAGGATCAATAAGCTTAAGCTCTTGGATACCGGTACCATCCTTATCACTAATTATTACATGATAGAATAATCGACCATCTACATACCAACGTCTGAATAGGTCATATGCATTGTTGGTAAAATCAAGAGTTTTAAGAACCGTTTCAAATTCCTCCATCATGAGCTTTTTAACATTATCCGGCTGATCTAGATTATCTAAATTCAACGTTACGATTTTATTATCATCCGATACTACAATCGCTTCATTTGTAATATCTTCAATAGCTGCATCAATCTCAGGATATGATGCTATACCTCTGTACTTGAATACGAGCTCTGCGTCATTAACAAACTGATCACCTGAGATATCAAGGTATTGTCCAAAATATCCACCTGTAGGAGATATTAGATATGAACCATCCTCGTTCTCATGTGTAAACGATTTTGCTTTAATTTTATCTTCGATCTTCTTCTTTTTAAAGGAGAATCCGAATAAGTTATAATTGTTTTCTGGCATAATTTTCTTTTTTAAATGTTGCTAGTTGTATTTATACAGCATTTAAAAAAGGCCCTCAACGAAGGCCTTTTATGTTACTTATGTTACTTAACTAGTTTGGTCTGATTCCCAATATTGTAATTGGAATTCAACAGTGAACTCTTCAATAGTATCAGCATTGTCATATCCGACTTCAATCGCGCTAAGCGCAGTAGGAAAACAACCTCTAATATTAAAATTCTTTATTTCAGATCCATCTTTATCAAGTTGAGCTACAGCCATATCAGCCATGTAATCACTAGGATTAGTCATGCCTGTATTATTGTTATGCTCGTTAATACCATTCATCCACGCTTCGAAAGAATTCCAAAGAGAGAAGTCGGTATCATTAATAATTGTAACTGACCAAGGTTCAAATGTTCTATCACCAGCCACTTGCAATTGTCTACCTCTAAATGCAATAGGGATAGGAGCAATTGTTGATCCTGGTAATGATGTAGCTTTAACCATGAATGAAGCAAGTTCTACATCACCCGTAACAAAGCTAGGGAAACCTAACGTTGCTTTGAATAAATTAGCTCTTGCACCACCACCGATTAGTTTTGCTTTAAAATCGTCTACGCCTAAAATAGCCATGATTAATTACCTCCAGCGATTTCACTAAATTCAACACCAGTTCTAGTAGCAATGAAGTTTAATGTAATAAAGTTAATAGAACGTGCAGGCTTGATATAAATATCAGCTACGAAACGATTAGTATCGATTACGTCACCAGTATTATTAGTATCATCACAAACTACTTTAAAGTCTGTAATTCCTCTACGTCCCTTGATATCCCTTAAGAATGGTTCAGTCATGTTTCTAAATTGTGCTCTAGTGAACTCATCGTTGAATTCAAATAAAGACGCTTTAGACGCTTGTGAAATAGCCTTTTCAAGAGTAATGAATAATCTACGTACGTTGATTCTATCAAATGCAGATGGTTTAGACTGTAAAGTCTTATCACCATATAACACTGTACCCATTCCAGGGAAAGATACGATAGGGTTAACCGAACGTTTGTACAAATCATCTCTACCAGACTGATTAGGATTAAGCGCTATCTTAGTAACATTTCTAAGATTACCACGATTAAAGCCAGCAGGAGAGAACCATGGATCAGCAACCATATCAGCGTTTGCGGCTAAACCAGCCATAGCACCTGAAGCAGCAATCCAACGATATTTATCATTGTACTTATCATAAACATATATTGCTGTTGAATCAGCAAATGCATATGAGGTATGTGTTAATGAATCGGCCCATTCAATTACTTTAGTAACGGCAGAAGCATTATTAACAGTAGAAGTGATTGGAGGAGAAACAAAAGCCACACAATCTTTACGTGCATCAGCAATAGCAATGATCTTATTAGAAATAGCAGTTGCATCAG